CACCCCTGTCTGTCCAACGGGGAAACCGAAAATACCCCATTGTGTAATTACCCCATCCGGCCCCTTACTCCATCCAGATTTACTATTCGGCCAGTCTGCTGCTCCAGAGTACCCCGTTGTGAAACTACTCATATCTGGTACTTGCCCGGTACCTGTTCCAATGTTACTCGTTGCCGCCGTTCCCAAACCAAGATATGAAAAAGCATCTTTCCACCCGGAGCCATTGTTGTTAGGATCAGATAGATTTCCTTCTGTTGTATTAATGAATATTTTTTCCCCATCGTCTGAGATGAGCATCGCCCCTGACGGATATCCAGAAATCTCCGAAGCAAATTCAGAATCAAAAGTATTCAGCGCCCCGGTGCTCGACCACCTCCCCAGAGCAGAAAGTTCGTATAAAATTTGGTTCATATCCTGGCCTTTTGGCGGCAAACCGCCAGCAGATTTCAGGATCATTGTTATTGGAGGAAACCCCTGTTCATACGATGCTGAGTTATCACCTGCAGGGGTGGTTGGCAATATTGCCCCTCTCTGTCCATTAACTCCAAATGGCTTAGGTTGTTTTTTAGGTGAGTCAGAACGATTCATGCTTAATTCCTATAAAATGTGCCGTCATTAAATGGATATGCATCTGTAGCAAAACCAAAGTATGGGCTTACAATTTGTTTGATATTTACCTGAACTCCACTTGGTACAGGAGTCACATCGTAATTTGTTAAAATCGATTCTTCGTAGGGAGCAAGTGAGAACTCAAAATTTATACCAATGGTCATATCTCTGTAATTGACACAATATGCTCTGCCTCGTTGATAAAAAAGTATTTTAAGGAATTTATTTATATCAGGAATGGTTGCCACACTGATGTTAGTAAAAGCCTTGCAGAGTATTAATGTTCTGTAAGCATCATCCCCAAGCCTGACATTCGTTGTTTTCTGAATGCCGCCGTAAAACGGAGAATTATTAAATGGTGCCGGGTAATCAGTACTCCCATCATCTGCTTCGCTAAATCCAAATGAATCGCTATCTATTGGCGCAACAATATATCTGCTTATGCCAACAATTTTCCCCCACATATCAAGCCCGAATGTTTCGCAGGTAGTTAAATCCCATACCTTTTTAATGAATTCCTCAGTGAAATCATCAAGACTCACAGCCTGGTTAAATGTGTCTATGATGGACAATAATTTTTTACTTGCTGAGTATTGGGTAAGTATTGTGTCTTCCCACATACCTCACCCCTCACGATAGAGTTACGGTAATATCTGATTCCTGAATTGTCGGAACCTGGTCGATACCCATTGTTATTGCTGGCCCATAGGCTGATCCATCAATGGAGACTTCAAGCGATAAAATCCCAACGGTGTCAGGTGATATTGAAATAACCGGAGCATAATACTTACCGGCGTTAATGGTAGAGCCTATCCTTGCCTTCCCGATCCCCTCATAACCACCATTGAAAACTGATACGATCATGCTTTTCACTTGTGATGTGATATCACTAGGTGGATTAAGAGAGCTATCCAGCTCAACGCTAAAATAAACCCTCGTCGGAGTTGCTTTTTGCCACTGCATTACATAGGAAGGGTATGGAGGTAGATAGTTAACATTGTCGTAAACCGTGTACGAGGTATCTCCGTTCAGATTTGCTCCAGGGTTGTACGTCTGGAAAATTGACTCCGCTACATCCTCATCAGTTCCACCATACACACAGATGTAAATAGAGTGCGCCACCACAGGGAAGTTAGTAGCTCCCTGATTTACTGTGGCTGCAGTTCTGTTTGACCATACATAGGCATCCAGCACACCATTCGTAGCCAGCAAGGCAGATAGTGTCGATGCGTCCTGATTGCGGCTATTTCTCGCGACCGACTGCTTGCGACGTGTTTCAAATGCAATACGTGATTCAACATCAACGCCAACAACGCCTGGGCTCGCGTTTGTGATCGCATCCCATCCAGATACTGCACGGTAAATCTGATTTAATGCACCTGCTGCACAGGGTATTGGTCCGGTTGTGTTATTTACAAACTGAACATCAATGCTTCCTGATGCTGGTATTGTTGCGATGTCGATAGACCGGTAAATATATCCATTGGTATCAATGGCTGTGCTTCCCGCGGGGATTGTCGTTCCAACCTGACCAATGCATGTTGCCGTAACAACTGTCCCCTGAGCAGCGATCCGTTCCATAAAGTAAATCCGGCCAATCCCGTCCTGGAATCTGCCAGTTGAAAAGTCAGGATTAATTTGATTAAACAAACAAAGAAGCTTGTCGTATTCCTGAGCGATAATTTCAGTGTCAGACTGGGCGATCTGCCCTTGCGGTGAACTCAGTGACTGACTTGCGCCACCGCCAAGGGCCGTTGACATGTCTGTAAGTCTTCCCGCCAATACATCTGCTATATCGGGGACTGAAAGGCCGTTTTCAGTGATGGTTACATCAGGAACAGCCGTATTTAATATCGTCATAAGGTGGCCTGTGCAATATTACCATTGATATCTGTAACGCGGATTGTGCCGCGAGTTGTGCGTGTATTCTTGTCAAAGAAAACTGATGCCAGAGCATCCTCAACGACGGGTAATTTGAGTGCTTCAGCTTGCATTTTCTGAGCAATAAAACCAGGAGATGGTCGCCTGCCAAGAACTTCTGCCTTCCATGGAATCCCAAGCGTATTGTCGTAATAACACTCTCCAGAAAACACCAGGCACGCACTGGCGACATCCTGAGCAACAGAATATGATTCTTCTGCGATCGCCAGATTGCCATTTCCGTCAAGCGTCAAGTCCCACGTAGAAGTGTCAAGTTGCATAGTTCTGTATGTCATGTCGGTTTATCCGTTGCATTGGAATTTATTGTTGACCCACCACTTTGTACTCCTGAAACAGAATGTTTGTGATTGTTATAGTTGTCCCTTAAATTTTTAACAGTAGATGACTGTGAACTTGCGTTATCCTGAATATCACCGCTAACTTTAAGTAAATGAGTATTCATGTTGACTCCATCAGGAGCATCAATATTTAACGATGAACATTTAATATTTAGTGGGTTAGGCGTGGTTATGTTTATTGCACCGTCAGCGAATTCAATAAATTGAGTGGGCGCAATGTTTAATACCCCACCAAGATAAATTGCATCAGATTTACTGTGTCTTCTTTTGCTTCCGGGTACTGATTCTTTACGATTTTTTCTTACCAGTGATGTGTCTTTGTCGCAGACCGCAATCAGACCAATATCACCCGCCACAGGGTCCATAATTACAGCGCTGTTTCCTCTCTGCAACCGCCATACGGGAAGATCATATAAAACCGAGTTAGAAATCATTTTTCCTGTACGGTCTGTTCTGGTTAGTAAAGGAAGAGTGTCAACAACTAAATCCGGTGCTTCCCCCCTGACTTCCTGAACTCTCGCTAACTCAATGAAGAAATATCCAGACATCAGCATCTCAAAAATATATTCCTGAGATTGAGCCTCACTTACCTGAGCAGGCGTTGGAGTAAATAGTTGCTTATCCATTATTCTGTTGCGCCTCTGCTCTTTGTTCCGCTGTTCTGGCGGCAATACATATTGAGTGCCATGAACCATTTGGCATCCATGATGATAATTCATGCCGAACGGAGGTTAACTTATACCTTCCGCTTGCATGTGGTAGTTCTGTTTTGATATCCACATATCTTCCAATGCAAAGGAGAGATGAATATTGCGTCTGAAACATCAGCCCCCCATTTGAAAATACAGGATATCCAACAAGTCCGTATTCTCTGGATATAAACGGAATCACATCGTCTCTGTTTTTTTCTGAAGGCCAGAACTCTACTTTTGTCGGTGGCGTGGCTGACATCGCCAGTCCATAATCTGAACAGATCCTATAAAGTTGCTCAAAAACACTTCCTTCAAAATGCGGACTTCCTGATGTTGTCATCCCTTTTACATTATTAAACACAGCCTCATAACCTGCACTTGCACAAATGGATGAGATGACATCTTCAACACTTTGCGCACCCTGCGCTGTAAACGGACTTGCTGGCATGTTCTGTAAATCAACATTAGAAGAGGCTGTTATCATCAAACTGCTTTCAGGAGCAGAATTCATGTTTGCTATTGATGAAAGCATCGTGCCGGAGAAAACAAGAGAATCATCAGCAAATACCTCAACATTTAATTTCTGACCTTCCCCAACAATACCATCAGCCTTCCCTGATATATCAGCAAGTCTTTCAATTCCTAAGCCGTAAAGAGATATATCAGCCTGAGCACCTCCCCGACCGGTAACAAAGTTCAGGGATACTGTTGACTTAACATTTCTGATGGAGATTTTATTGTTTCCATTTTTATCAAATGCTGATGATTCATTCGTGAAGTCAAACCGAAGACTGTGATTTTTATACAAGCTCGTTTTCCTCGATGTAGTACAGCAAGTAACGGCTACCCAAGCCTTCCCATTGAGGGTCCGATTCCCCATCATTATCAATGAAAATAAGGTCTCCCTTAAATCCAAGGTAGGAGTATCTTACCATCTTATTCCCATACAGACATGGAACGCCCTGCATAATTGGGACTTCATTAACAGTTAAATCCATGTACATAAAACTCTGTCGCTGAACAAGTTTTATATTACATTGCTGACCAGCCAGACTTACCGAAATGGACTGAGATTTGCTGGGAAGAACAGATACTGTAATCATGTACTCGCCTTAACTATATTTTTTGCAATATCTGCCGCTTTTTTTGTTGCGCTGTTTGTAACTTCGAGTATTGGTTTGGACACTGTATCAAGAGCACTATGAAATTCAGTCTTGATTGTACCGGAGATTTTTCCAGTGATTCCGCCAACAGATGACTTCAGTGATGACCATGATTTACTTAGCTCATCGACAGTAGATTCCCTGGCTCCGCCATTGGTTATTTGTGGATCAACTCCTACATCTCCCTGTGACTTATTGTTATCCGTTGGCTTCTGTTCTGACTGAGATCCAGAGAGGATAACCTCCATTTGTTGAATGACCTCCTGAAAATCAAGATAAACCGTCAGAAGAGTCACCCCTTTTTGAGAGTTAACTTCGTAATAGTGGTCAACAAGGTCGAAACTCTCCAGAGTTTCCTTTGGCGTTTCAATGTCGTATGTTTTTGCAGAGGACAGCATCGTTTTGATTGTGTTCAGCGTGCTGTTTTGGCTTGTGAATGTTAGATCGAAAATATTCGGGATGTTGCCGGAAAAACCAGTAAGACCATTTACGATGATTGCGCACCTTACCCTGGCAGGTTCTTTAACTTTGTTGATGGACTGGTATTTCCCTTTCTCCACCGGAGCGTTTGTTATTTGCGCCCTTCCACTTGGCTGTACGGATGCCATACCACTGAACTCAAGAGCAACCTCGCCAGTTTCCCTGTCACGAATCACATACTGGGGATGCAGAACGCTGTCGATGATCGAAAGCGGAGAGCCACCACCGATAGCATTGAATATGTCTGCTGTGTTTAAATCGATTATGCCCATCTACTCTCCATTAAACAAAAACCCAGCCGAAGCTGGGTTGGTTTTTATAAAAAGATTTAATTAGGCTGCGGTAGAAACATTAACTAGATTTCTCAATACTTCAACTCCTTTTGAGTTGTAGCGGAATGCTTCCACCTGTTTGCTGGAATGCGCAGATTTATCCAGGAAGAACTTCCCGTACTGCTCAGTTTTGAGGTTGTTTGCGTTAGCAATGCGACCAATCTTGTTTGCCGTTACTCCAAGCTGCTCTGCAACCTCCCCTGCTGAGTAGTAATGCTCTTCTATTGCCGGAAGGGGTATTGCATTAAAACCAACGATCGGGTTGATTATGCTTGCGGCCGCAGTCTGCTTTGCTTCCGGCGCAAGATTTGGCATCAAATCGAACAGATTGGTAACAGCTTCAACCGTCATTTTCAATGTTCGCGCCTGGCGATACTCAACAAGTCCACTCGACGATTTACCGCTTTTAATGTGCGCTTCCTGCATACTTTCAAGTTTGTCTACAAGTGTTCGGCGAACTGCTTTAGATTCGCGAGCAGCAACACGAAGCGCCTGCTTGATAGTCATGGAGATAACATCAATGTCAGCCCCGTTTTTCCGACCTACACTTTTTGTGTAGGTCTCGCCCTCCAATTCATCCTCAATTTTCTCGATGAATTTGTTGTTACGTACTGATGGCTCACCGCACTGTCTACGAGCCTGATTTACCATCTCAAGAAGGCGCTGGCTGTCAATGGTTTTATCCGTGACAACGGATCCGATGTTTGCTACATTCTTAAAAGTCATTAAGCATTCCTTATGTGGTAGTAAGGGTGTGACATAGGCCGCCAGCAGCACACTGGCGGTTTTTTTCACCGCCAGATGCGTCATTAATACAGATGAACAGAAGGCGGCAATTCTTTATTCTTAAGCCTTATCCATGCAGAAAGATTTGTTGGTCCGTCTGGCTCATTGATATCAACATCTCGTGTGTGGTTGATTAAAACGTCTCTCGCCGTTCCGATAACATACGAGAACTCATGACCGTAGTCGTAGCATCTGCCGGAATAGTTCGATTGAATTTGTTTTAATGCCGGATACAGTTCGCGGAATAATGCCTGTGAGCGGTTGGCATAATCCCATAACCATACAAGGCTGTTTGCTTCTTTTGCAGAAAGCTCGTTTGCTTTCTTCTCTTGCTTGCTAATGAACTCACCTTCAAGTGGAACTCGAGCTGCAAGTGACAGTGCTTCGGTAAACTGCTCCTCACTGATTTCTTTGTACGAACATCCAAAATGGGATTTCAGTGACGACCACATGGTGATCATCGCCTTCGCCTGTTTTTCTTTTGGCAGAGACTGACCACGACTCATGACAAGTTGTTTAATGGCTTCCTGCTGTTCAGTGGTGATTTTGCCCGGCAACGCCTTTTTAGCTTTGCGTGGATTAACCACATGGCCTTTAGTCCAGTACTCATAGAGCACATCGTCACACTCTTCCTGATACTGGATTACCTTGTCGCGGATTTCAGGACGGACTTTGTTAGGGCTGATGGTTTGCAGCCAGCCTGCAAGTTTACGTAAAGCAAGACAGATAACCAGACGACGCTGAGTATCACCGGGGAGCTGAATCATCATTTCGATGATGCAGGTCTTAAATCTCTCCATCAACTTGCGGTGTTGAGACTGCCAAGTCATACCCATTCCCTCAACGATAGGTTTCATTGGGGTGTACGGTTCGCCGTTGTGATTGACAACATAAAGCTCTGCGCCGTGGAATGGTACGTTGATAGTAGATACCGCTGTTGCTATACTTTTCATGTCAGTTTTTCCTCAATACTTACTGGCGATTTAAGCCCTAGATACTCGCAATATCTGGGGCTTTACTCATTCTGGACAAACAATCCCGTCCTTAGCTACCGACTCCTTAAGCCTCCTCAACACCTCATTGCTGAATGACCGATCATCCTTTTTCGCTGACTGCTCCAAAGCTTTTTCGAGCCATTCTGGCATCCTTAACGTTTTTACTTTCATTTTCGCTCCTTTGGTATGCGGTACGCATACATAGTATGTAGGTACGCATTGATAGTCAATAGATACCTACATATCCTGTGGTAAAAAATTATTCAGGATATGCTGATGTCTGAACGCAGGTACAAGAACCCACAAGTTAATCTTCGACTTCCTGTGGAGATAAAGGATCGCCTAACCGCGTTAGCTGAGGCGAATGGCAGATCTTTAAATGCAGAAATGGTTGCAGCTCTAAGTGCATGGGCAGGAGAAAATAAACATGTTCACTCGCTTAGCCTTTCTTCCTTAACCGAAAGATTAATAGCTCTTGAGAGAGAGGTTGCAGCCATTAAGGAAGCAAACATCAAGTAAGAAGACGATATTACGAGGTTGCTATGGCATGTCTTAGCAAGGAAGAAAATGAAATCATCAATGTAGAATTTAAAAAAGCATCAGCAGATGAGTTGTTGATAATCAAGAAATTAATTATCGATGTTAAGAACCATAAAGGGCTATACCAAGATGTCGTAAAGCATGGTCGAAACCTGTACAACTCAAAGAATAACATCATTCAAGAAACCGGACTTAGCGAAAAGATATCTGGCCGTCTTGCTATGATCCTTTGGTCTATCACTAATCCTGAGGTTGAGGCGGCACGCCGATTAAAGATTAAGATCACTGAGGCAGCGTGGGTGTTTGAGGATTTCCTATGTAAACATCCCAGTCACCGCAATCTCAATGGCAAAAAGTACTCTATTCGTAAAGGAATCAGGATCGGTTTTTTCAAGTACATCCACCCAGGACAACTTGTAGGGTGTGGATGTTTATCTAGACCCATAATTCCAGGATTAAAAAACTCTTGATAGTAGCAATTAATTTCCATCAAGAGCAGCAAGCAGCGAAGTGCGCAACTCTTCTTGAGTCATTTTCAACTCTCCGCTCTTTGCTTGCCGGCGAAGATCATCGACCACCATTTTGGTGAATTCTGTTGGGGTAATATCACTCTCGATAGAGACCTCTCTCCCGAGAAGCAATGATATCCCACCCCAGATTAGGCTAAAGGCATTACCAATATTTTTTAACGATGGAGTGTAAACGATGGAAAGTTTCATTTTTACCGTCCGACAAGAAGATGTTGAATCATTGAACGAAGCAATGCAAACATGGGGGCTAGAACATAAGCCACATGTAACACTCGCATTCGACAGCTCGTCTCCACCAGAGTGGGTGCAAGTAATTGTTAACGGAATAACAAGCCCTGCGGCAATGAATTGTTTATCTGCTGCAATTGGATATTTCGTCGCCAGAAACAAGGGGGAAAAGCTAGAGATACAAACTAACGACGGGAAAAGATTCATCGCTGAAGGGTTTAATCATCGTGAAATAGGCGCCTTACTGAGCGAATGTCAAGATCATATCGTTGTCAATAATGATGACAAGCCCACCTGAGTGGGTGTTGCGTGTTTTTTCTTCATTTAATGGGTAATTGAAATAACCAATACGGATCTCTAAAATGAACATCTTAAAATCTACCATCTCAATCCTCTTTCTGCTAAGCCCTTCCGTGTGCTTCTCGTCTGGCGGCCTTACTTCACATCAAGTTTTAGTGGATTGCAACAGAGCTTCATCGTCCTTGGTTAGCTCCTATGAAAAGGACGTTCCATTGCAGGAGTCCAAAAGGATGGACCTCATACAGACAATATCCCGCGTATGCCAAGGTGCATACCAAAACGCTTACGATGGCATGCAGTATGAGGACATTGAAAGAGAGGTTTTATCAAGCGCCAAAAAACAAAAGAAAAATCTTCAAGGAGAAAGCAAAAAAAATACCGAGAACAGAACCGGGCTAGTTCTTTCCGCCATTCAGGTAGGGTATTACATATACCATAATGGCGGTCTTGATAATAAAAAATAATCGTCATTATGACATGATCGTTAAGGTGTTACGCCACTAGAAAATGCCGCGTTTGTTGACACCCGGCTAACTTGCTGATTGACACTTCTGGTAAGAGCATCAACTGTTGTCGGGTTACTGTTAACAACTACCGTGCCAATAGTTGTACTGCTGCTACGGCTGTTGTCAATTTTTGATGTTGTCTGGCTTGGTGTTGAAGCGATGCGTTGCTGCTGCTGATAGTAAGCCAGCGTCTCGTTTTCTTTTGCATTAAGAGCGGCGCGAATCTTTGGTACATATTCTCGCGTTTCTTTCGGCAGGGTGTTCCAGTATTTGGATGATGGTGAATCAAACCCGGCACTGGATATATATTTTAACTTTTTGTCTACATTGCCCATTCCCCAGTTATAAGCCATCAGCGCATGGTTAACATTGCCTTTATAGTGCTTTAGCAAATCCCTCATGAACCTTTCAGAAGCAGCGCGAGATTTTACCTCATCAAGACGCTCATCAATCCCATCACCGACCTTTAACCCGTACGCTATGGCAGTATCCTTCATGAACTGATACGGACCAACAGCACCTTTCGGGCTGTAAAGTTTTTTACCACCACTCGATTCCACCTCACGAATGGCATCAAGAAGAGAATCCATGCTTACAGGCTTTACTCCGTCAGGGAGAGGGATATCTGGCTGAATGTTATTGCCATAAATCTCATCTCCCCTACGCCCAAAATCGGTTTCAAACCCCATGCTGCGCATGGTATCTCCAAGTTCACGCTTAGAGTAATCAAACGATCCTTTAGCTGCACCCTCAATGTTTTCCCTGTCATTGTAGAGGTACAAACCATATGCTATTAACCCAGCCAACCATGGAGGAAGGGCACCGCCTGTAAGTTTGCTTCCTACATATGCTGCTGCCAATAGCTTCAGAGCCTCTTCCGCACCACCAACTGCCTTTGTGAATTGCTTCGTCATATTCCCGGCGTCATTGAAAAAGCCAATGATGTCGCCATGATGTTTCTCAATCCAGGAACCAAAAGCCTTCATCCCGTCAATAACGTCTGGAGCGAATGCCATGGCTAAATTTTGCTTTAATCGGGAAAACTCTGAATCAAGTTGCCCAAGAGTGGCAGCAACCTTCTCCTGCTCTTTTACCTGCTGTGCTGTAATACGGGATTTCTTTGTTTCTGAATCGACAAGCTGCTTAAGTTCCCCTGATTTTATTTTAGCGGCATCTGTCGGATCGAACCCTGCGGCAGCCATCACCTGCATCAGGTTTTCTTGAGAATGAGTCTTGCCATAGCGAGAAAACTCAGCAAGAGCCTTGTTTGGGTCGCCGAGCTTATTGATATCTAATCCGGTACGAGCGCCAAGAACCAGCAAATTTTGGGCAGCGCCAGTAAGCCCTCCCATAACAGTTGGATCGGCAATATTTGCCAAAGCCATTCTGGCATTCCCAGAAGATGAAATGAACGAGTCACCGTTAAGACCAGCCTGGCGAAATCCCCGCTGAACACCAAACATCTTATTAACATCAGAACCGAAAAACTTGGCCTGTTGACTGGCTCTCACGATTTCGTTGGCAGTAGATGTAAAAAGTTGCTTGATTCCATACAACCCGGCGCCAATTCCCAAAAATCCAGCGGCTGCTGTTGTCACGTTGCGGAAAGCTGAAACAGCGGTTTTACCGAACCTCTCCGTTTCCTGCCGCTGTTTTTCAAGTTCCTTTAGCCTTTCCTTCTCAGCCCTGGAAAGATCTTTGTTTAATTTACTAACTTCATCTTTTACTTTCCGTTTTCCATTCAGGAATTCATCGGCCTTAATTGTGACCTTGTAGGCCAACTCATTGATAATCATCGCTGCTCCTGATGTTTATTCCAGACCCGCTTGTTAAATGATTCCACCGAGATAATTTCCAGAAGGTTATACATATCACGAACAGATAACCGTTCCTGCAAATCGGTATAAGTGGCTTTTCCTGAACAGATAATGGCGTTCATTGATGGTGTGACGTTTACGGGGCTAACGAGTTTTGCCGGAAGAGTCTCCTCTTCCATGAACGGGTACTTCACTCTCCGGCGATCGTTAAAAAATCAAAATTGACTTTAAATACCTTATCCATTACCTGACGAATGGTTGATACCTCTTCAAAGTCGACAGGCTTCACGGTTCGCACCTGTCTGCTGCCTTCGTGTGTAATCACAATTTGCACAGTTGACATCAGGCGATCACGAAGTTTTCTGGCGACTTCCGGCGATGCGGCAGAAAGAACATTCAGACCAAGGGTGGCAAGGCCAGCACACCCCATGGCAATCACATCAGCAGGAATACCAGAGAATCCCGATTCCCCCATGGAGCGGAATAAATCCTGTGCCAGTTCGTCGGCATCCCATGCCGACATCTCTGTGATAATGAACTCTTTCCCATTGTCGCGATTATCGTCTTCCACGATAAAGGGGATTTCTTTACGTGCCATCAGATAGTGCTCCGTGTTACAGACTCAAAGTGAAATACTGCCGGGCGTGGTTGCAGTACGCGCCGACCCGGAGGGGTTGGAGTCCATGTATAAAGAACCCCGTTCACAAAATTCCACTTCGCGCCGAGAGCCGGAACTGTAAGCACCGCATTACACTGAAACGCTGAAATTGCGGTTCTCTCCGCTGCATACCAGTCATCAATCAGCGAGCCAGCATTGGATGTGGGCATCAGGTTGATGGTGAACTCTGTCGGGTTAAAGATAAAACCAGCATGGTATTTACCGTCCGCTGACATCATGTCTTCTTTGTTCTGTAACGCACCAGTTTCAAACATGTTATCAGCTGCGTAGTCGTCAACATCAAAACCGCCAGGGTAGTAAGCGGGTACGACGATTCGCAGCTTACTGTTTGCCGAGGTAATATCGATAGGCATGATTTATTCCCTTATAAAATCGCGGTTGAGGACATTGTGATGGACTGAATAAGTTGCCCATCGACATAATAAAAAATGACACCTTTCAGGTCGCGCTCAATGCGTGCAGAGCCTGACTGTGTCGGGATGTACAGGAACCAGCCCTGTGAATACAGCGTCGATGAGATATCTTTTCCAACTGTGTTATTCACAATTCTGGTTTGCGCATTATCAAGTTTCACGCCACGCTGAATAGCCCCGAAATTGAGAGCCTGTTCAGCAACATCAATAACAGCGGCAGACACTGCGCCGTATCCTGTCTCATTGAACGGGTAAGACTGGTTATTGGTGAACAGGTTGGCAAAAGCACTAACCAGATTGGCATTAATCCATACCTGATTAATAAAACTGTCCAGCCATACAAACTTGCCAGTAATGGCACCATCAGATGCGTACTGCGCCATTGTTTTGTTCAGGCTGTATGAGCCGTAGAAGTTGTAACCGTTTGATTTCAGAGCCTGAGCCGTAGCCAGGTCGCTCACGTTAGGCGTCAGCCCTGGGAATCCACGGAACTTGAACGAGATGCGTCCATTAGTGCGAGCGAAGTCGACCGATGCGGCATATGCCAGTGCTGTAACGCTATACAGGTATGTTCCGTACACCGGAAAAATGTTCTCGTAGCCATTTGCCACAACCACTTTCTGCACAAAGCAATTGGCATTATTGGCTACCGTTCCTGCTGAAGTGGTGTCGTGAACAACATATCCAAATCGGTTTTTACTGCTGCTTGCCCATGCGCACAATTCTGTTTTCTGGTCATCGGTCAGTTCGACCAGCGAGTTAAACAGGATCCAGTTCTGGTTGACGTTGATGATGTTGTTCATCGTGTCTGTCAGAGTTACCGCATCAGAACCCGGTGATACAATCGCTGCGGAATCCTGCGTCAGTAACAAGCCGGTAGCCAGAGCGCCAGCAGAGGCATAAGACACTTCACTCTCTGCGCCAGTAGTGGCAGAGCGAATGATGAATCGGTTAGCGATTGGCAACCATTCAACCACCACCTTGCTTGCACCAATTCCAACCTGCAACTTGGACGCAATATCACTAAAACTTGTGGCTGTGGACAAATCAATTGATGTGCTGGTAGTCGACTCACCGTCAATGGAAAGGGTGATTGTTCCTGCTGGAATAGCTTTCAGTGTTGCCAGGGTAACACCTTTCAGGTTGCCGGACAGAAGATACCCAGCCACTGGTGAAGTAACAATACGATACATCAGCAGTTCACCAGGAATAACAGATGAGTTTTCGTATCCGTTAAAATACTGTTGTGCTGCGAGGAATTCTTTCGATTCACTCCCCATCAAAGCTGATACATCAGATGAGGAGTAATAAGATTGTACCGCGCCAACCGGGATAAGCTCGTTATCGGTCAACATCAGGCCGTTAGCATCAACCGCAGAACCGGCAGGCGTAACGACATTGGGCGTGATATTAAAATCTACAGATAAAGGAATTGTGCTCATGGGCGGTTATCCACCTGTTCAGTTGAAATTTCTGCTTTGTCGAAATAGTCCTGCTGGAACGACACGGTGATGTGTGCTTGCAGGGAAAGAGTTAACGTGTAACGCTCCTGCCACTGACTCTCGGCGTTGATCATCGGCGCCTGAATGGCAGGAGATGAGTAAAGCGGCGCAAGCCGTGCATCAATAGCCTTGATGATGTCGTAGCCATATCCACTGGTGAATGTTGTTTCCAGTGCAATAGCTCTATCCCCTGCACCCTGACCATAGATATCTACCTGAATATCAGCCTGGCGAACTTCCGTATATCCCATGGCGCTTGTGTCCGGAGAGCCGGTATCTTGTTTAAGCTCTCTCGTCGTGGATAGTCTGGTGAATCGCAAAGGGGTCAGGATGCAGAACTGATCTTTGGGCATTGGTACACGGTTAGCCTGAGCCTGCAGGCATTTACCAGCGATAGGTTCTATGTAGCCAGCAAGTACATCGATAATATTATCGACAGTGAAATCATTCATGGGCTTACCTGCAACACGGCAATCAGCCGGCACCAGTCAGGCCACAACTCTATTGGCTCAACAACAAGCCATTGTTCCCCGTTAATCACGAAGATATCTCCGCCCTGCTCCAGTTCTCGCTGCACACTGAAGTAATTACCATTGACGTAAATCACTTTTGCCAGCCCCTGAATATTCAATCCATCGACGTGTTGCATGTCGCCGCGACTGATTGGCTGTAGTTGAATGGTAACGTTCTGGTCAGGGAGATAAGACGGAATCGGCTTGCGACCGGGGCCGATAGTTTCACCTGCATACTTTTTCAGGATTGCCGGGATGTTGGGGTTAATGCTTGTGATCGCGTTATTGGCTATCTGTCGAAGATTCAATTTCACCTACCTCATAATCAATAGCCCTTAACATGTCCCCGGTCCATATGAGAGGCTTGTTGTTGCTCATATCAACATCAACCTTTTTCACCGGGCCGAAATAGCCCGGACCACCAAAAACATCTTCTCTGGCCTTCACTACATCCCACTTGGTCATTTCCGCCCTGTTATTAGGGAATCTACTTCTTAGAAGTACTGTTACCGGGCTTAATGGCGGCTCTTGAATAGTTCGAATGGAATCCTGAATGTCTGCTTTTATGATCTCGCCGATAAGATTCAGAACAGTATCCGTATCTCCGTCATGCGATTTCATGATCTTTTCGACCTTTTCTGACCACTCTTCAGATTTAGAAGCTATAGCATTCCTGAAGAATGGCCTTGGCGGACTTCCACTTGCCGGGTTACCAAATTCGTTAGATGCTGCAACCATTGGCATAGAAGTACCATCTGGATAGGTGGCATCTTCAAGAAACCCGACCTTCAATTGCTTTGAGGACAACTCACTACCAACTGAATCAAGGAACTCCATCACCTTATCCATCAGTACCTCCGGTAATACCCATACGGGTAATTTGATGGAGAATGCCCGCTTATATACTGGAAGGTGCGAAACGGCGCCGTAGCATTCCAGTAATCAGCCCCATACTTTGTTTGCATGTACCATGCTGAATTTGCTGTTACCACTGGCATATCGGCATGAACGCTAACCGAACCCTCTGAAGCACTGTCGATTCTTCCAACCAATCCGGATGGAGACTGCCCATTCGCTCCTGAATACAAACAGGCGATATGGGCAACCAGCATATTCAGCAGCATTGAGCGTACAGCCAAATCCGACACACGACTTGTGTCTGTGTTATCGAGATAAATGGTTGCTTGCGTGAAATACTGCTGAAGAAGTGCGTCGTCGACGGATGAGAATTCAGGATAGCGTAGCTTAAATGCGGAGGGGTCAAATATTACGACGCCCATTTGCTGCTCCTGCTATTTTTTGTCAGCCTTTTTTACGCCCGGAGCCGGATTTTCCGGGTCAAGGCCTTCGAGGCCAGTTTTTGATTCTTTCAGATCTTTACCCTGCGCATTCAGACTGCGAATATCTTTCTGAATGAAGATTGCATTGTTCTGAATATACGCAGCATCCTTATAGGTCTCGATGAACTTATCCATGAAGTCTTTCTCGACCATGGTAACTCCGAAAGCCCCCTCAGGAATTGCACCATCAAGACCACGGAGGGCGGTTGTTGCCGCCCCGTTCAGGATTACTGTTTTGCCATCCAGAGTTACCTGAAGGCCATTTGGCAATTTGCAGCCAACGCTTACCATTTCTGCCATGAATTAAACTCCCAACATGCTTGCAAATGCCAGCGGCTGGCGAATGATTGCGCCCCAGGTGCCACCGGTTTTCTTTTGTTT